TACATTTCTTAAGAAATGGGGCTTTAGGATATAAAACCGAGTTAGGCAAAGCTGAAACATCAACAGCAAGCATTTCTTGTGCCGCCTTTGGAAAGCCCAAAACAATGTTGCGTTTTATTTGAGCAAATTGTTTTACTGAAATTTTACTTTCAGTTTTATTGGCACCTTCGGGGCTAATTAACCATTGCGAAGTATAGCCGTTAATATACAAGCTTGTAACCAAAGCTTGCGTTGAAGTATTGCCTTTCGCTTTGGCCGTTGCAGTTTTAGTTATTTCAGATAATATTTTATCTGAAAGACTATTTGGTTTTGGTGCTATTTTATTGTCTAGCTCGACATTGTTTTGATTATCCATAATTGGAAATCTCCTTTGTTAAGTTAGTGAAATCACTAACAGTTAAACAAGACAAATTATTTTGCCTTGCTCTTATTTTATAACATAAGATAACAAGTAAATGGTTAGATATACAAACACGTTATCATAAAATGTCATATTTTTTACCATACCCCTACCCCATACCACCTTTTACTATTTATAGCTATATGCTACTATATACTACTAATTTTCTCAAACAAATTGAAAAATTATGAAAACGCCTACCCATTCTCAGGTAGTCCCTTATTATTTCCATATATAGAAACACCCCCCTATAGGAGTCCCAAACCCCCTTGCAAAAAAAATTTTTTACTGTATATATTGATTAACGGTAACTAAACCTGCGATATGTATGGCAATAATGGTAGAACCTGAAGTTGGTGTTAAGAAACCACTAGAGTTAAAGACGGTGGATTTAAAGACTCGCACTAAAGCAGCCGCTAACACGGCAAAAGAACTAGAAGTTGAGGGGCTTGACCTAGAACTGACGGTTGAAGATAAGGATGTAGCAGCTAAGTTATCTACATCATATGCTGAAAACCCTGACAAAACTTCTAAAAAGGTTACAAATGACAAGGCAGCCATGCTAACTCCGGCTTCTTTGATATTAACAAACAGTATTTTAGACGAGTTTGGGCAGTCAGTCGTTAAAAGTGCGGTACATATTAGGCACACAGTTACTAATAAATTAATTTTAGAGACAGAAAACCCCGATGCAAAGGTTCGTTTACGTGCTTTGGAGCTTCTTGGTAAAATTTCTGACGTAGGATTGTTCTCTGAGAAGTCAGAAGTGACCATAACACACCAGTCAACAGATGATTTAAAGGCAAAACTACGTAAAAAACTGGAAAAACTGGCTGAACCTGACGATAAAATAGAAGATGCAGTTGTTATTGATGGCGAATCGTTTAATGTTGACGAAGAATTGGGTATAAAAGATGACTGAAGCGGCTTTAGACTTCTCTGAAGATGAAATTTCGCTTATGTTGGCTAATTTAGACCAATATACGCCCGAAGAAGTAACAGAAATCGACAGATTGGTCGATGAATTGTCAAATAGAAAGTATAAAAACAAGGTTGTAGATGATTTAATAGCTTTCTGTAAGCATATGCAACCTGATTATAAAGTTGGAAAGCATCACAGGATGCTGGCTAACCTGTTAATGGACATCGAGCAGGGACAAAAAGATAGAATATGTGTCAACATCCCCCCTCGACATGGCAAATCCCAGCTGGTGTCCATTATGTTTCCTGCGTGGTTTCTTGGCAGAAATCCTAACAAAAAGGTGATGATGGTATCGCATACAACTGATTTAGCGGTAGATTTTGGTAGAAAGGTACGTAATTTAATTGCGTCTGATGATTATAAGAAGATATTCCCTGAAGTACAACTTGCTATTGACTCCAAATCAGCAGGGCGTTGGAACACAAACTATGGCGGTGAGTATTATGCCTGTGGTATTGGCTCTGCTCTTGCTGGTCGTGGTGCTGATCTGTTACTGGTTGATGACCCACATTCGGAACAGGATGTTATCAATGGCAATTTTAGTGTGTTTGAGAAAGCTTATGAATGGTTTACATTCGGTGCTCGAACACGTTTGATGCCTGGAGGTCGTGTAGCTATTATACAGACACGTTGGCATATGGATGATCTTACTGGGCGTGTGATAAACGACATGACAAAGAATAATCTGTCAGACCAGTACGAGATTGTAGAGTTTCCTGCTATACTGGATGTTGTGGACAAAGAAACTAATGAACCTGTGCAAAAGCCCTTGTGGCCTGAGTTCTTTGACCTCGAAGCTTTGCTCCGCACTAAGGCCTCCATGCCTGTATTTCAGTGGAATGCTCAGTATCAGCAGGAACCCACTGCAGAAGAAGCTGCTTTGGTAAAACGTGAGTGGTGGGGTATATGGAAAGAAGATAACCCCCCTCCATGTGAATATATTATAATGTCACTAGATGCTGCAGCAGAAACTCACAACAGAGCAGATTACACAGCTCTGACAACTTGGGGTGTGTTTTTAAATGAAAATGACAATAATTATAATATTATCTTGTTAAACAGCATAAAAAAGCGTATGGAGTTCCCAGAACTAAAAGAAATGGCTATGTTGGAATATTCCATGTGGGAGCCCGATGCGTTTATAGTTGAGAAGAAAAACTCGGGAACAGCCCTGTATCAGGAGATGAGAAGAATGGGACTGCCTATACAGGAGTACACCCCGCATAGAGGATCAGGAGATAAGCTGGCACGTTTAAATTCTGTTTCTGATATAGTATCTTCTGGACTTGTATGGGTTCCTGAGACAAGATGGGCAGAAGAAGTTATAGAAGAGGTTGCAGGATTTCCATTTATGAGTCATGATGACTTAGTGGATTCGACAGTTATGGCACTTATGAGGTTTAGACAGGGCGGGTTTATAAGACTGCCAAGTGACGAGCCAGAGGACATACATTATTTTAGACGAAAATCGGCTTACTATTAAGGAGTAAATTATGGATATTGAAAAAGGAATAATGCAGGCTCCTTTAGGTATTGAGGGGGAAGCAGTAAAAAATGGTAAAATGCCTGAACCAGACTTGGAGATTGAAATTGTAAATCCTGATATGGTTACACTTGATGATGGTAGTGTAGAAGTTACCTTACTTCCCGGGGCAGAGAATATAGACACAGAGTTTGATGCTAACCTTGCAGAGTCATTGGATGAAGATGTTCTTGAAAGTGTGTCATCTGAACTTCTTGATATAGTTGAAAGTGATATGGACAGTCGTAAAGACTGGGCTGATACATATGTAAAGGGCCTTGACGTGTTAGGATTTCAGTATGAAGAACGTTCTGATCCTTGGGAGGGAGCATGTGGTGTGTATTCTACAGTCCTTGCAGAGGCCGCTATACGGTTTCAGGCAGAAACAATGTCCGAAACATTTCCTGCATTAGGGCCTGTAAAGACTAAAATTATTGGTGATGAAACAAAAGAAAAAGAAGAAGCAGCTGCCCGTGTAAAGTCGGACATGAATTTTCAACTTACAGAAAATATGATTGAGTACAGACCTGAGCATGAAAGATTACTGTACAGTCTTGGGCTGTCAGGTTCTGCATTTAAGAAAGTATATTATGACCCAAATATGGGTAGACAGATGGCTGTATATATACCAGCAGAGGATGTAATTATTCCTTATGGTGCGTCACATATAGAAACAGCAGAACGAGTCACTCACGTGATGCGTAAGACGAAAAATGAACTTAAAAAACTACAGGCTAACAAGTTTTACCGTGAAGTAGAAGACTTGGGTGAGCCAAAGATGTTTTACTCCGACATAGAGGAGCGTAAGGCAGAAGAGGGTGGTTACTCTCTTACAGATGACTATAGATATACTGTATACGAAATACATGCTGATATAGTTATAGAAAGCATTGATGATAGTGATGATGAGATAGCAAAACCGTACATAGTGACCATAGAGCGGGGTACAAGTAAAGTATTGGCTATACGTAGAAACTGGAACCCTGACGATGAACTCAAACTAAAAAGACAACACTTTGTGCACTATGTGTATGTCCCGGGATTTGGGTTTTATGGTTTAGGGCTTATCCATATTATAGGTGGATATGCTCGTGCAGGAACATCCTTGATACGTCAGCTAGTAGATGCAGGCACTCTCGCTAATCTCCCAGGCGGCTTGAAATCACGTGGTCTACGTATCAAGGGTGACGATGCTCCTATAGAACCTGGAGAGTTTAAAGATGTAGATGTACCGTCTGGCAGTATACGTGATAATATTATGCCGCTTCCATACAAAGAGCCAAGTCAGACATTATTACAGTTACTTGACAAAATTACTCAGGAAGGCAGAAGACTGGGAGCTATTAGTGATATGAACATATCTGAC